CATTCTAGAATACGTGAAGAACTTCGATAAAAAATTAGAAGATCCGGTTTGGGAAACCGTCAGTCTTAAGATAAAGAAATATAAACCTTTCCTAAATATTAATGTGAACAAGTACAAGTCGATCCTTAAAGAGCAGGTAGTATGAGATTTTTTGACTCCGATCAAGTTCGTGATACAGTCTTAGAACTTGAGGAACTACAACAAGAACTTACCATGGATCTAATGAACCTTGGTAAGTATAGTGTTGAAGAAAGAAGAGATCATCTAAGACGACTCAAGACATTCCTTGAGAAGCAAAAGATTTTCTTTTTCCGTATCTCTCTGTCGGATGACCCCGATGCCTTGAAAATCAAGGAGAAGGTGGTTGAAGCAGCAAAGATGTTCGGTTACTCCGAGATCGACGGCATGGATAAATTCTTTGAACAACTTAATCACACTATCCAAAAACTAGAAAAAACACTTGACACGTAAGGGCACTCGTCCTATAATAAGCGTGTCGTTATCCAACGAATCCAAACACATCTAAACACATCCTAATTATCCAATCAATCCTATGTCTTTCGCAAATCTTAAAAAGCAATCCCGCACTGGTTCCCTTACTGACAAACTGATTAAGTCTGTCGAGAAGCTCAACGAAAAAGGTAACGGTGCAGACGAGCGTATCTGGAAACCATCAGTCGATAAGACTGGTAACGGTTACGCTGTCATTCGTTTCCTTCCCGAAGCAGAAGGTAATGAACTGCCTTGGGCACGAGTCTACACTCATGCATTCCAAGGTCCCGGTGGATGGTTTATCGAGAATTCTTTGACTACTTTGGGACAGAAAT